TGGTGCTCAACAGCTTTTCAGTAGGTGCCGTGGTGCGTGCTACCTATACCATTGCGCATGATGTAAGCGTAAGCGCAGACACTATTCCAATGGGTGATCGTGAGCCTGTGTGTTGTTTGGCCGCTGCGAGTCTTTGTGATCAGCTTGCTGGCTTTTACTCTGGCGATTCAGATAGCACCATTCAGGCCGATAGCGTGAATCATCAAAGCAAGGCTGGCGAATTTGCAAGCCGTGCAAGAGGTTTGCGTAAACGCTACCTAGATGAACTTGGTATCGATGCAAAAAAGAATGTCGCTGCAGGTGTGATTGTTGACTTGAATTTGAATGACAGCCAAGGCTATCCACGCTTAGTTCATAACCCACGCAGGCGATTCAGATAATGGAACTCTCAATGTCATTGCTGGGCTTTGAGCGATTGCTGCATGCATTTGAACGTGCGCCTGATTTTGTTGGCCGTGAGTTGACTGCATGGATCACAACTCAAGGTTTGCACTTAACTGGTGAAATTCAAAAGAGAACACCAAAGAAAACTGGCATATTGCAAAAAAGCATTATTCCGCATGTTGAGCATCTTGGCCGTTTAGGTGTTTCAAACACAATCAGCTCACCATTGAACCATGCATTGCCGGTTGAAACTGGCAGTCAGCCGCATGACATATTGCCTAAGAACGGCAAAGCCTTGCATTTCATGATGCGCGGTATTCCAGTGTTTGCCAAGAAAGTGCATCACCCTGGTAGCAAAGGCGCATTCATGTTTAAGAAATCCTTTGATGCCAACATTGCGCAGATTCAAGAAGATTTTTACAGCTTTGTTGATCACGTGATCGCCAAAGTAGCGAGTGGCGCTGTATGACCACCACGGCTGCTATTCGCGATGCCATAGTCGACAAAGTAACGGCAATCAGTGGCATTGGTAAGGTACATGGCTATGAACGCTATACGGCGCAGCAAACCAAGCTTAAAGAGTTGTTTGAATCTAATAACCGAATTCTTGGTTGGGTAGCACGCCGCGCCAGCTTCAGAAAAACTCAGCTAGGTGATGCCGTATTTATGCTGCGCAGCAACTGGGAGTTGCACGGCTACATGAGCTTAGACGATGCATCGCAGACAGAGATCATCTTTGATGCGCTGGTCGATTTAGTACAAGCCACTTTAAGCAATGACCCAACTTTTGGCGGCATAGGCAATTACGTGCCTGACTATGAAATTAAGGCAGAGCTAGACCCTGTGATGTTTTGCGGTGTGCTATGTCATAGCGTAAAAATTAACTTTGATAGCCTTCATGAAGAGACTTCAAGCATTGATCAGCTGCTGAATGACTTCTTAACCCTCAATTCTCAATATGACATTCCAGCATTTGAAAGCGCAGCAGAGCACGCTAAATGGCTTGCTAACCCTGCTAATTACAGCACAAGCAAACCAGAATTAATCGACACCTTAAAACCACAGGAGTAAGCAATGTGTAAATTACACCAGCCAGTATTTGCAAAGCCAGCGGCAGGCTTAAAAGTTAGAAAAGAAGATGGCACCTATTTGCCTGAAGGCGGCGATACCGTGATTCACAGCACTTACTGGGCACGCCGCAAAGCTGATGGTGATGTGACGCTTAGTGATGAATTACCTGTTGATGCACCAATTGAAACACCTGTAGAACAGGCAACTGGCCACTCTGCTGGCACAGGAACAAAAGCAGCAAAAACCAAATAACCCCCCCCGAGAAGTAGTACCACCGCCCCAGCCACATAAGTGGTTGGGGCTGAAATAGGAGAACAAGATGGCAGATAATATTACCTTTATGTCAATTCCGTTAGACTGGAGAGTACCAGGCGGATTTATTGAAATTGACCACACCAAAGCCGTGCGCGGCTTGCCACAGATGCCGCATAAGATGCTAGCCATCGGTCAGCGTTTAACAGCAGGTACTGTAGCTGCAGCTACACCAGTGCGCGTCACACGCAAAGAAGATGGTGTTAATTACTTTGGCCGTGGCTCTATGCTGGCACAAATGATTGAAGCCGCTTTAACAGTCAACCCATATACTGAATTTTGGGCGATTGCACTTGATGACAATGGCGCAGGCGCTGCGGCAGCAGGTAGCTTAACCTTTACTGGTTCTCCTACAGAATCTGGTACGCTTAATTTGCGTATTGGTGGCCGTAATATTCAAGTCGGTATTACTGCAGCACAAACCGTCACGCAAATTGCTACCAACGTGGCTGCAGCGATTAACGCTGATTTAGATGGCGCTGTTACAGCCGTGCCTACAGTAGGCGTGGTAGCCGTGACTTCACGTCATAAAGGCATTGAACAAAACGATATTGATATTCGCTTAAACTATTACCAAGGCGAAGTCACACCCAAAGGTTTAGCAGTTGCCATTGGTGTGATGGCTGGCGGTACAGCTAACCCTGATGTGACTGCAGCGATTACTGCCATGAGTTCTATTGCAGCTTATACCATTCTAAGTGGATTGACTGATGCAGCTAACGTTGCCTTAATTGAAACTGAATTGCAGTTGCGCTGGGGCGGCATGCAAATGCGCCAAGGCCACATGTTTGGTCATAAAAATGGTGCATATAGCGCCTTATCAACCTACGGTAGCGCACGTAATAGTGCACATACAGCATTCAGTGGCTTGAATAAATCACCAACATTACCCTGGGTAATTGGTGCTCAATTTGGTGCTGCTGTTGAGTTGAGTGGTGCTAATGATCCTGCAGTGCCATTCCGATCAATCTATATGCCTAGCGTACTAGCGCCTAAAGAAACTGATAGATTTTTAGATACTGAACGCAATCTGTTATTGCACGACGGTATCAGCACATTTACAGTTGACCAGGGCGGCAATGTTTCCATAGAGCAAGTCGTCACAACTTATCAACAAAATACGTTTGGTATTGAAGATACTTCATTACTTAAACTGAACACTAAGTGGACAGTGGATTACATGCGCTATGCTTTCCGCGTAGATGTGTTGAACACCTTCCCTAAACACAAACTTGCAGGTGATGATGTGCTTGATCGCATTCAACCTGGTCAACCCATCGCAACACCTAAACTGATTCGCAATTGCTTGATTGGCACTGCAATGAAACTAGAGAAGGTTGGCTTATTGGAAAACTTAGATCAGTTTATTAAAGACCTGCTTGTAGTGCGATCTGATGCAGACGTAAACCGTGTGAATGCCATCTTGCCACCAAATGTAGTCAACCAGTTTGATGTGTTTGCAGCCAGCGTGCAGTATATTCTGTAAACATTAAGTTTTAATTAACCCTTATAAAGCCGCCTAATCAGCGGCTTTTTTAATGCCTTAAGTTTTAATACACGTTAATGTTAGCAAACTGGTAATGCCATTATCCTTAGTCAAATTGTTCAAAGGAGAAAGACATGGCAACAGTATTCGGACGTGCGTTTATCACGATTGCAGGTAAGCGCTACAACACCAAAGAAGGCTCTACCCTTAAGTTAGGTGGTATTTCACGTGAGCCTGTGGTTGGTGATGGCGGCTTAGCTGGTTCACAAGAAAAGATTGAAGCAGGTCAACTAGACTGCACCATTATTGCGACTGGCGATGTCAGCATCACAGACGTGCAAGCGATTAAAGATGCCAACATCAGCTTTGATTGTGATAACGGCAAAAGCTTTGTCTCTTCAGATGCGTTCAATGGCCCAGTGCCAGAGCTTTCAAAAGATGGTATCAAGGTTACTCTTCACGGCACATTCAAAGAGGTTTAGTGATGGACAACCAAGCCAATATCAAGCCATTTGCAAAGCCTATCACCATTGCTGGCACTAATTTCACGCACTTCAAAATGCGTGAGCCTTCAGTGGATGATATGTTTGAAGCTGAAATGGAGCTTTCACGCATAGGTGCTGGCGCACACACGCCTTTAGTCTTTAACGGCCAAATGATGGTGCGCCAAATTGAGCAAGTGAGTAATGACCAGGGCGCAACTTTTGACGGCCCATTCACAATGAACATGCTCAAAAACTGGGGTACAAGCAATTACCGAGCATTGCGTAATCAGCAAGCGGAGCTTGACCTATTGGGGGAAGCCGAATCGAGCGATCAAGAGGCGCCCTAGATAGCATTCTCTTAATCGCTCTTAAAACTGGCTGGTCACGCGCTGAAATCAAAGCGCTGCCCTTGCCAGAATTCAACCACTATATTGATAGATTGACACAAACTAACAATGAACCGTGACCTGACCTTATCCATGAAGCTACAAGCAGATGCCAGCCGCATGGTGGCTGGCTTTCTTAATGGTGAGCGTGGAATAAAGAAATTTGCTAGCACAGCAAAGCGCGAATTTGACTCTATTAAAAATAGTTTATCTTCGGTTGAAGGTAAGTTTGCATCGCTAGGTCTGACGATTGGTGTGACGGCTAGCATCATGCAATCCGCCAAGCTGGATAAAAGCCTTACCCAAATTGGGCAGACTGCAGGCGCAAGCGAGGCTGATGTAAAAGGTTTGCGCAAAGAGCTTTTTATGATGAGTCAAGAGACTGGCCAGAGTGTAGATGACTTAAAAGAAGGCTTCAATAATGCAGTGCAATCAGGCTTACGCTTCAACGAAGCCTTGCCTGTGATTGATGCCACTAACAAAGCAATGGCGGTGACTGGTGCTTCAGCTGATAAGCTGACATCAAGCTTAACCGTTGCAAGCACTGCCTATAACTTCAATCTTACCAAGCCAAAACAAGCGCTCACACTATTAGACCAAATGACAGTGGCAGGTCGCTTAGGTAATGCCGAGTTGACTAATCTATCAGATATTTTTGCACGGGTTGGCCCTAGTGCAGCCAGTGCTGGCATGGGCTTTAATCAAACCTTGGCATTTATTGAAGGATTGTCGCAAATTGAACGTCAGCCAGAACGCTTAGCGACATTAGCTGATTCAACTTTGAGATTATTCAATAACCTTAAATATATGAAAGATGCGCAAAAGGCGACTAAGGTTAAGTTCTTCAATGCCGATGGTAGTCGCCGTGATGCTATGGCCGTGGTTGCAGATATTAAGAAACAATATGACAAACTCACCACAGACAAAGACAGAGCCATTTATATTCAAAAGGCCTTTGGTCAGGCTGACTTGGATACCATCAAAGGTATGCGCGTACTCTTATCTGGCGAGATGACTAATACCATTAAAGGATTTACGGCTCAGATTGAGCAAGCTGGTGGCACGCTTGAGCGTGACTTACCTAAAGCTATTAGCAACTCGGTGGATCAGGTCGGTAGACTTAAATCAAGCCTCCGTGAAGCTGCTGATGGCTTTGCTAA